ACAAAGAAGATACAGTTCAACGTGCAAGCAGTGACAGTTTTAAATCTGGTGCAAAAGGCGACAAATACAACACTGCCGACGAAACTCATAAAGATAAAGTTCGTGAAAAAGGGTTAGACCGTGCATTGTCTAAATTATCAGATCCCGAATATGGAAAATCTAAATTAAAAGAAAATTTAGATGCTGAAGGCGGAATGGCACGTGAACAACTAATCAGTATGGCTCATCATGCTCTAGCACTAGCACATGAAATGAAACCTGATCAACAATTAGATGCTTGGGTACAAAGCAAAATTACTATTGCTAGTGATTATATTCAGACAGTAAGTGATTTTGTAAAATATGGCCACCAAGACGTCGACGATTAAGAGAGACGTATGGATTTTAAAGAACTATTAGCACAAATAGACAGTTTAGGAAAAGGACAACAGCCTTTATCTGAACAAGAACGCAAACTAGGACTAGCTAATCTAGCTAAAGAACACGGTTATGCAGGTGCATTCGATCCTATCGCTCAAGGATTTGTAGATATTTTTGGTAACTATATAGATATCAGTGGTATCACAACTAAACAAGTACGTACAGGTTCAATAGCACAATCACTATCTGAATCATTTGGTTATAAGCCTGCGGCTCCTGTAGTAAAAGAATCTACAGGCAACACTGACCATTTAACTGAAATGACCTATCTGTTCTGGGAAGGCGGACACGATCCACTAGAACTTAAATTATATTATAATAACACAGGATTATTACAAGAATATTCTTGGAATGATCTTAGAAACGATGTTAGCGACACTGGAGCAGGTGTTGCGGCTGGAATGACTTTTGGTTATGCTGATAATATCAAAGCCGGCATTATGAGTATGTACAAAGGTACACGCTACGCAGATGAATTAAAAACAGAATTACAAAAAACAGACGCTATTAAAAAACGCAGTCCGATGCTTTACATGGCTGGTAACGTTATAGGTGCGGCCGCAGTGACTGCTCCATTAGGTTTCTGGGGTGGCGCAGCCGCACTAGGAGCTCAATATGCGTCTGATAAATTTATTCGCGATCCACATAATTCAAAAACACTAGCAGATAGAGAAGCAGAATTAGCCAAAGAAAAAGAAAATAAAAAACCAGACGAAAAAGAGAAATCGGGCACTGGCAATAAACCAGCAAATTCAAGTTTACCTACTTCAGGTGCAGGAATGGTTGGAGCTCCTGACCCACAAGTTAAAATATTACAGCAACGTCTAGTAGCCGCTGGATTTAGTGTTGGTATACACAAAGACGATGGACGCTTTGGGCCAGATACTATTGGAGCTTTACAAGCCTATACTAAAAAGTTTGGCGGAACAGATGCTGGCAATATTAAAAAATTATTAAATACCACAATGTCTGTGGAACCAAGTAAACAACCTACTATGGCAGAATCGATTTCCGAAGCAGAGCGTATGGCTAGACTACGTGATAGATTAGCACAACTAGACGAAGAGAATTTAGCCACTGCTATCGGTGACACTCTGTTAAGCAAGTTAGTTATGAAGTACGGGCTGACTGCTGCCGCAAGGGGTGCTAAATCAATTCTTAAAATATTTGGCCCTGAAGCAGAAAAAGGTATTACAGTTGCTGGTGAAAAATGGACTCCGCAACTTGGACAAGAAGGTAAAATTTGGACTAACGGATCTGGTAAAACAGTAGACGTAGAATCTTTAGCTACGTTTGCTGAAAAAGAAGCGGCCGAGGCCAAGCGTTTGGGACAATCTTATCCTCCTAAAGCTGGTGCTCAACCCGCCGCACAACCTACCGTTCAACCTACCGCTGGAGCTAAACCTACCGCACAAACAGCGGGTCCGACTGAATACGTTGAAAGAACTATTTCGGGTACACACGACTATAGAAAAATAAACGGTGAATGGTACGAGATGATTCCAAACAAAGCACCGAGAAAGTTAAAGGGAACACACGCTGACCAAGTAGAAAAAGCCGCACTTAAACAAGCAGAAGAAAAAGCGGCTGTAAATGGGGCAAAAAATACTGCTTCTAAAGCCGCAGAAGAAGAAGCCGCGGCTACTAAAGTATTAGATGCAGAAGAACAAGCGGCATTAAAAACGAATCCTGGAAAAGCCAGTTTAATTAAACGAATCGGCAATAGCAGAATTGGCAAATTCTTAAAGAATAATAAATTATTAACATTTGCTGTTGGACTAGCCGCTTTCCATTATATGTTTAATGATGATGGTAATATTGTTGCTGGAGATCCTACGGATGATAAAGAAGGAACCGGTGACAAGCCCTCTGATGAAGCAGGGGATAGAGCAGGAGCAGGAGAAGAAAATCAAGAATCTAATCCAGCAGCCGCACCAGCAGGACAAGTACGTAGACAAAACGATGCAACAAAACTTGTACAGGGTGTTAAAAACGGTGATATAGATACCAATGTTGGCGATGTCAAAGGCCTAGCAACATACAATAGACCAGCAGGTAAGTAATAAAATTGGCAGATTTATTTCTGCCATTTTCACCTCAAAAATAAAATAAAGGTTGATTTAGCTGTATAAGTAGTATATAATAGGCAAACAAGGAGATATTTTATGACAGGACGTAGCTACGGGGCAGAAGAAAAGGCCAAATTAGAAAGATTAATCAGCGAAGGCTCTACAGTACTTCGTGAAATTGAAGATTTAAATGTAGGCTTGAAAGAAACAATTAAGGCAGTAGCAGAAGAACTTAATATCAAACCAAGCGTTATTAGCCGTGCAGTTAAAATTGCACACAAAGGCAATTGGACTGAATATAACGAAGATGTTGCAGAAATTGAAGCAATTTTAGATATCACAAAACGAATCTAAATAAGTATATAAAGAAAGGTCGGCGGGCCATAAACCGCACACTAGGTATTTGCAAGCCATAAATTGCATAAGGAGAAATAATGAGCTATGTTGACGCATGGTTTGACCGCGAGAATGATATTATCAAAGTGGTCGAACGCAACAAAAAAGGTGAAAGGGAATTTAGAGACATTCCTGTACGCCATACATTTTACTATTCAGATCCCCGTGGTAAGTACCAATCAATATACGGAGATCCTCTTGGCAAGATTGTAGTCAAGAGTACTAAAGAGCTACGCAAAGAACAAGCAATACACAGTAGTCAGAAACTATTTGAATCTGACATTAATCCAATCTTTGCTTGTCTAAGTGAAAATTACTTAAACGCAGATGCTCCGAAATTAAACACAGCATTTTTCGATATTGAGGTAGACTTTGATCCAGAACGTGGCTATGCATCTCCCGACGATGCGTTCATGCCAATCACTGCGATTGCTGTCTACCTACAATGGTTAGAGACTATGGTATGCCTAGCTATTCCGCCCAAGGGTATTAAGATGGAAGATGCTAAAGAAATGGTCAAAGAGTTTCCTAACACATACTTGTTTGAAAAAGAAGCAGATTTGTTAGACATGTTTTTAGATTTGATCAAAGATGCAGATGTTATCAGTGGCTGGAACAGCGAAGGCTTTGACGTACCCTACACGACCAATCGTGTTATTAAAGTATTAAGTAAAGAAGATACTAGACGTTTTTGTTTATTTGACCAGTTGCCTAAACGCCGTGAGTATGAAAAATTTGGTCGCGTTGCTACTACATACGATTACATCGGTCGGGTACACTTAGACTATCTAGAACTGTATCGTAAGTACACTTATGAAGAACGTCATAGCTATCGATTGGACGCTATTGCAGAATATGAACTAGGCAAGCGTAAAACACAATACGAAGGCACACTGGATCAATTATACAATAATGATTTTAAAACATTTGTTGAATATAACATTAATGACTGTAAACTGCTTGATGATCTAGATAAAAAATTAAAATTTCTGGATCTTGCCAATACACTAGCGCATGAAAACACAGTATTGTTACAAACTACAATGGGTGCTGTGGCTGTAACTGAGCAGGCTATTATTAACGAAGCCCATCGCAGAGGATTCCAAGTACCGAATCGTCCTAAGATGAGCGAACGTGAAGATAATACTGCGGCTGCCGGTGCGTATGTTGCTTATCCTAAAGAAGGCATTCATGACTGGGTCGGGTCATTGGACATTAACAGTCTGTACCCTAGTGCCATTCGTGCTCTTAACATGGGTCCAGAAACTATTATTGGCCAACTGCGTCAAACAATGACTGACGAATATATCGAAAATAAAATGGCTAAAGGTTCTAGCTTTGCGGCCGCTTGGGAAGGTATATTTGGATCGTTAGAATATACAGCAGTAATGAATCAAGAGATTGGCACAGAAATTACTATCGACTGGGAAAATGGAGATAGCGATGTACTCAGTGCCGCTGAAGTATATAAATTAATTTTTGACAGTCATCAACCCTGGGTGTTGAGTGCTAATGGTACAATTTTTACTTATGAAAAAGAAGGTATTATTCCTGGACTACTAAAACGTTGGTATGCTGAACGTAAAGAAATGCAGGCCAAACTAAAGGAATGTATTAAGACAGGAAATAAAGTCGAAGAAGAATACTGGGATAAACGACAATTAGTTAAGAAAATTAACCTAAACAGTTTGTATGGTGCTATTCTTAACAGTGGCTGTCGCTTCTTTGATAAGCGTATTGGACAATCAACTACACTAACAGGTCGTCAAATTGTTAAACATATGGCTGGTAAGGTCAATGAAATTGTTGCCGGAGAATATGATTACAGAGGCAAGGCTGTTATCTACGGTGATACTGACTCCTGTTATTTTAGTGCTTACAAGACACTACAGAAAGATATTGAAAACGGTAACATCGACTGGACTAAAGAAAATGTCATTGCGTTATATGACAATATTGGGGAAGAAGTCAATAAAACTTTCCCACAGTTCATGCTAGATACATTTCATGTTCCTAAGACACGTGGAGAAGTTATTAAAGCTGGACGTGAAATTGTTGGTAGTAAAAGTTTGTTTATTACTAAGAAACGTTATGCTGTTCTATATTATGATAAGGAAGGCAAACGTACAGACGTAGATGGTAAACCCGGCAAGATCAAGGCCATGGGTTTGGATCTCAAGCGTAGTGATACTCCAGAATTTATTCAAGACTTTTTAAGCGAAGTTTTAGAAAAAGTATTGACTGGTGCTAGCGAACAAGAAGTACTAGATCATATTAGTGAATTTAGACTAAGATTTAAAACACGCCCAGGTTGGGAAAAAGGTTCGCCTAAACGTGCAAACAAAATTACAGAGTACGAAGCCAAAGAAAAGAAAGCTGGCAAGGCTAATATGCCTGGTCATGTTCGTGCAAGTATTAACTGGAATACACTCAAAAGAATGTATAACGACAAATATTCGATGAACATTACTGACGGTGCTAAGGTTATTGTTTGCAAACTTAAACAAAATCCGTTAGGATATACCAGCGTTGCATATCCAGTTGACGAATTACGTTTGCCACAATGGTTTAAAGATTTACCTTTTGACCATGCTGAAATGGAGCAGACTATTATCGATAATAAGTTAGAAAACTTAATTGGTGTACTAAGCTGGGACGTTCGTAGTACTGAAGAAAAAAACACATTTAACAACCTATTCGAGTTTTAATATGAAAATACTAATCGCAGGATTTGGCTTTGTAGGCAAAGCTGTTGGCAATGCCTTAAAAGGAAACCATCAAGTAATTGCAATCGATCCAAAGTATAATGAATACAAGATTGCCGACCATACAGATGCCGATGGCATTATTATCTGTGTTGGCACTCCTAGTACAATGTTAGGAGATAGCGATGGAACACAATTAATGGATGTGCTGGATCAAATACCAGTCTACATGCCTGTACTAATTAAGAGTACAGTTACTCCGGATATTATCGATTATATATATGGACGTTATCCAGATCATAGCATTTGCTATAATCCAGAATTCTTAACTGCGGCTAATGCCGATAACGATTTCTTAAATCAAAAGTATATGATTTTAGGCGGTGAAGATCCTGAAAACTTTTGGCAGGAACTATTTCAAAGCGTACTGAAAGAATGTAAATTATATTTTTACTGTACACCTGTTGAAGCAAGTCTAGCCAAATATACAGTAAATTCTTTCCTGGCACTTAAAGTTGCGTTCTTTAATGAAATAAATGAATTGTGTGAAACTAGTAATATAGATTTTGAATCTGTTCGTAGACTAGTGGCACATGATCCGAGAATTGGAGCAAGCCATACAATGGTTCCAGGACCGGATGGAAAACTAGGTTTCGGTGGAGCATGTTTTCCAAAAGACACGTGGGCGTTTACAAATTTTGCTAGACGAGCCGGAGTTCCACAAACTATTATTAGTTCGGCGATCAAATATAATGACAAGATTCGTCGTTGACTTTAAACAAAAACCTAAATATAATACACATAAGGAGATTCATATGAAAGATATTTTACAAGACTTAGTGGCACATACACATAGCCTAGGCTTTTTACCGCTAGTTAAAATCAGCAGTGATAAAAACGAAACAGTAATCGAATCAATGGCTGAAGACCGTTCGGTTATTTTACAAGCTAAAACAAAAGCACCAGTTCCAGAATTTGAAGGTACTTTTGGTATGCCTAATTTAAACAAATTAGACTTGCATCTTAAGTGTCCAGAATACAAAGAAAATGCAACTATTGAAGTTGTTACACAACAACGTAATGGTGCGGATATTCCAACAGGCTTACATTTTGAAAATAAAGCAGGCGACTTCAAAAATGATTATCGTTTTATGAACGAGTCAATCATTACTGAACAAATGAAGACTGTTAAATTTAAAGGTGCAACTTGGAACATTGAGTTTGAACCTACAGTAGCTAGTCTACAACGTTTTAAGTTCCAAGCGGCCGCACACACTGAAGAATCTAACTTTACTGTAGTTACAGAAAATAATGATTTAATTTTTAGCTTTGGTGATG